TACTACGCAAAGTCCCTCGAGGAGTGTCCGCGTAAAACGCACCAGATCCCCTTATTCCGCAACGAGGTTCGTGAGAGCGTACTCTCCGGCACCTATCGTGATATTCTCGATGACGCATGGTATCTTGGTGCCCCCGCGCCCCGCTCTTCGCGGCAACAAGCTGAGCAAGACAATCGCCAGGGAACTACTCCCCCGCCCCCGAGCCATACTGACGCCCTTCCCTTTTGCGAGCAACACATCAATCTTGACCTCGACCAAGATGGGTATGATGAACCCTACATCATAACTTTCCACGAGACTACCGGAACTGTTGTTCGCATTGTAACCCGTTTTGACAGCGACAAAGACATTGAGCGCGCTACGGGCGGTAAGTATAAGGGTAAAATTCTCCGGATCAAGGCTACTGAGTATTTCACTAAATACGGTTTCATCCCTTCTCCTGATGGTGGATTCTACGACATTGGCTTCGGAGTGTTCCTCGGCCCGTTGAACGAAACGATAAATAGTCTCGTAAACGTCCTCCTCGATTCCGGCACGATGCAGGTTACCGCCGGCGGCTTCCTTGGGCGCGGTGCAAAGATTCGCGGCGGCCAGCAAACTCACGCCCCCTTCGAATGGAAGCGTGTAGACGCAACGGGTGACGATCTTCGTAAGTCCCTCGTCCCTCTTCCCGTCAACGCGCCCTCCGACGTCCTCTACCAGCTCCTCGGACTCCTCATCAATTACGCCAGTCGCATCTCCGGCACTACCGATACCGTTGTCGGAGAGAATCCTGGTCAAAACACCCCCGCCTCCACCACGCAGACTATGGTGCAGATGGGACAGAAGGTCTATTCTGCAATATTCAAGCGGGTTTGGCGGGCAGCAAAAGAAGAATTTCGAAAACTATACCTCCTCAATTCTATCTATCTGCCCCTCGACCGCACTTTTCCTGGCGGCGCAACTCGCGCCGACTACACGTCTGAAGGGGATGAGATCTGTCCTGTTGCCGATCCAAACATCACTAGCGACTCACAGAAGCTTCAGATCGCCATCGCCGTTAAGACCGCTTCCGCTACCACTCCCGGCTATAACAAGGATGCGGTTGAGAAGTTATTCCTCAAATCCCTTCACGTTGATAACATCGCGGGTATCTTCCCGGGGGGCCAACCGCCGCCGGAAGATCCGAAGCTCGCTATCGCCAAGCTGCAAGAGGAGAATGAGACCCAACGCCTCCAAATGCAACTTGAATCCGACCAGCAACAGTTCATCCTGGCTACAATGGCGGAGCAACAGCTTAACAACGCGAAGATTGTCGAGCTCGAAGCGAAGGCCGCGGAAGCTGCCGCCAACGCTCAGAGCGAAATGGCGTATGCTCAAGTCGCCCTTATCAACGCAGAAGTTGCCCACGTGAAGAACCGCAATGACGCCCTCAACAAGCGCATCGAGCACATTCTCCGTATTGCAGAGTTACGCAGTTCCCACCATCTCGGCCTTAAGCAGATTGAGAAGAAAGCAGCATGATCTCTGAAACAGAATTCCTCGAGTGGCTCGATCACCCTGCCACCCGTGACATGAAAAAATTCCTAGCGAGCCGGCGAGAGGCACTCCGGCAAAGTTGGGAAGGAGGTAGTTTCACCGACTACACCTCCGAGGGCACAACCCTCACAAGTGTCGGTAATATCGGTCTCTGCCGTGGCTACGCCACTGTCATGGACTTAACGTATGACGAATTAGTATCGGAGCTAGATAATGGAAAATCGTAGTGGACTGGAGCCGCGTGGTGTAGCGGTGCTTATTCAATTGTATGAACCTGAACGTCAAGGTGCTAAGATTGTCATTCCTGATCTTGTGCAAACCCGCATGTCTATGGCAGATACCCGTGCATTGGTTATCGCTGTTGGCCCGTCGGCTTGGCATGATGAACCGCAGCCTCGTGCCGCCGTGGGTGATAAAGTGCTCGTGACGAAATTCGCCGGCATGTCTGCCATTGGCCCCGCTGATGGAGCCGCCTACCGTCTTGTAAACGACCGTGACATATTCTGTGCGATCGTGAAGGAGGCCGCATGAGCGACCTTACTAGCGCCGCCACTCCTGAACAGCAGACTGCCGCTTCTGCCCTTGGGTGGACGCCGCCGGAACGCTACAAAGGCGACCCTACCCTTTACATCGACGCTGAAGAATTCATAAAGCGCGGTGAAACCGTTCTCCCGATTGTGAAGAAACAGTTGGAGAAGACTCGGGAAGAACTTGCAAAGCAGAATCGAGTGAATGCGGAAGTATCTGCCGCCTTGGTCGCCGCGCAAACTGCAATTGAAGATCTGAAAGAACACAATACGGTCGCCACTCAACGAGCGGTGGAAAACGCTCGCAAGGAATTGAAAGCGCAACTCGTTGCCGCCTCCGAAGCTGGCGATCATATCGGTGTCTCCGAGCTAACTGACCAGCTGATCAAGCTCCCCACTGCTGCGCCGGCGGCGGAGAAGAAAGAGACCCCCACACCCGCCCAATGGCAACCTGAACCTTCCTTGTCCAGCTGGATGGAAGCTAACCCCTGGTGGGGGGTGGATAAGAAAAAGACTGGTCTCGCTCTCGGCATCGCCCAGGAACTGCGCGAGAAGGGTAATACCCAGGTTGGCACAGATTTCTATGACCTTATCTCTTCTGAAGTCGATAAGGTGCTTGCGCCACCGGCGGCAGACGAGCCTGTTGACAAGGTTGCTGGTGTTCGCAACAGTGGCGGCGCTTCGCGAGGTGGCGGCAAACAAAGTTTCGCTGCTCTCCCTGCCGATGCTAAAGCGCAATGTAACGCCGAGGCGCGTGAATTTGTAGGCGCCAGCAAACGCTACAAAACAAACGAAGAATGGCAAGCCCAGTTCGCTAAACTATATTTCGCAATGGAGTAAGAAATGGCTATCGCACCCCTCAATCCTGCAAACAAACCCGACATGGAGCGCAAGCGTATTCCTATGTCAACCCCCGTCCAGCGTCTTGAGGCGCCTGACATTCCCGGTTACCATCTTCATTGGTTTACCGGCTCGTCTGAGCGTATCCAACGCGCCCTGGACGGCGGCTATGAGTTTGTGGATGAGCGTGAAACGAAGGTAAACAGTGTCGGCATCGGAAACGAATCTACTCGTTCCGGTAACAACGATCTAGGTAGTAGAGTCAGTGTCATTTCAGGGCAAGATATCGGTAAAGACGGTCAACCCGTTCGACTGGTTCTGATGAAGATTAAGCAAGAATGGTATGATGAAGATCAGAAAGCTGTAACAGCTCGTAACGAACAGGTAGCAGCTTCGATTCGTGGTGGACTCATCGGTGCAGAGCATGAGAAAAATAATGATGCTCGTCACCGCTATGTTGATCCGGCTCGGACAGCGCTCCCTGACCTATTTAATCCGAACAAAAAACGCCGTCAGGCGTAAGGAGACCTAAATGGCTAACGCCAATCGGCCTTCCGGTTTCACTCCCGTCAGCTATCTGAATGGGGCACCCTGGAATGGTCAAGCTCGTGTTTATTCTATCGCCGCCACCTACGGCACGGCACTCTACATCGGTGATCCGGTTATCAGCAGCGGCACCGCTGATGCCTACGGCATTGCTGGCGTAGCAATCGGAGCCGGCAGTGGCGCGCTTCGTGGAGTTATCGTCGGATTGTTCGACTCCGGTTCAACCACAGGTTCGCCTGGTGGCGTAACGGTAGGTGGCATCTTTGATGCTAACAAAGTCTACCGCCCAGCTTCCAATGCGAACGTGTGGTATGCCGCAGTTGTGGACGATCCGAACGTGATCTTCGAATTACAGGAAGAGTCCAACGGCACCGCACTCGCCGCGACGGAAGTTGGCCTGAATCAGATTTCCTTAATCGGAACTGGTAATGGCTATCTCTCCGGTTGGTTGCTTCGTTCTGCAACCGGCGCCACTCCTGCCACCACCGCTACTCTCCAACTGCGTTTGCTCGGCTTGTCCCAAAAGCCCGCCGGCACAAACGTCTTTGGGGCATATGCAAAATGGCTGGTTCAGATTAACGTGCATGAACTCGGTCACGGCACTGGTGCTGCTGGCGTATAAGGAGAAACAATCATGGCTGCTGGAGTTATCAATACCGCATCGCACCCCAAGTTACTTTGGCCCGGTGTATATACCACGTGGGGTCAGATCTACGACTCTCATCAAAAGGAATACACGGATCTCTACGAGATCAAGCATTCCGACAAGGCTTACGAGCAGGGCGTGCAAGTTACCCCGTTCGGTTTAGCGCCTTACAAACCGCAAGGCTCGCCGGTCACTTACGACGGTGAAGTGCAGGGCGTCGTCAACACTTATCAGCATCTCGCCTACGCTCTCGGTTACATCGTGACGTTTGAAGAGTTGCAGGATAATCAGTATAAGGAAGTGGCGAGCAATCGCGCCGCTGCCAACGCATTCTCAATGCAGCAGACTATCGAGAACGTTGGCGCCTTCCTTTACAATAACGCCTTCGTGACGACTTATTTCACGACTGGTGATAGCGCCGCACTCGTAAGCACTGCCCACGTTAACGCGACGGGTGGCACTTATAGCAACGCGCTGTCCCCGGCGGCCGACTTGTCGGAAGCATCACTCGAAGACTTGACCATCCAGATCATGGGTGCCACCAACGACACGGGCCTGCTGATCAACGTAATGCCACGTTCACTCCACATCGCGCGCCAAGAATGGTATAATGCGAATCGGATCTTGAACTCGGTATTGCAATCCGACACCGCGCAGAATAATATCAACGTGCTGAAAGCGACCAACGCTTTCCCCGAAGGTATTAAGATGAATCACTATTTCACCTCTGCGCATCCGTGGTTTATCCGCACTAACGTGCAAAAGGGTATGACCATGTTCTGGAGGAATGAACCGATGTTCGATCAGGACAACGACTTTGATACCAAGAACGCAAAGGCTGCGAGTTACATGCGGTTCTCCGTGGGTTGCACAGATCCGCGCGGGATCTACGGCAGCAACGGGCCGTAAGTTAGACTAGTTGTTTTACCCGTGTTGTATGCGTTCGTATAACACGGGTATCGCAAACAGTTTAGTCAGCACTAGCGTGTCGAGCGCACCTCGACGGATCTGACCTTTGGTCAGCGCACAGGAGAATCACCATGCCAATCGGCGGCGTAGTATCGAATTATCCCCAGGGTTTTACCTCGGGAATGCAGGTGCGAGGAATGCCCCTGCTTCAAATGCAACCCGGTAATGTATTCTGGGTTGATAACGCAAGTGCGCTTAACGTGGGCGCCAAGGCGGGAAGTGACAGCAATCGCGGAACCTACCTTGCGCCATTCTCCACTCTCCAATACGGATTGGATAGTTGCACTGCTTCTCGCGGTGATATTATCTTCGTGGGTGGCGGACACGCAGAGACTATTTCGAGCACTACTGTCCTCGCCTTGAACAAAGCAGGGGTTGCGATCATCGGCCTAGGTTCCGGCGGCTTGCGCCCAACCTTCACATTCACGACCGTCGCAACCGCAAATATCCCTGTCACAGCGGCGAACATCAGCATTCAAAACTGCTTATTCCGTGCGAACTTTGCGGACGTTACGTCGATGTTTACCGCTACTGGCGCAAATACGCCGACAGATTTTGCGATTGATAACTGCGAATTCCGCGATTTGTCGAGTGTTCTTAATGCCATTACTATTTTCACTGGTAACGCAACTGCAAACTCTTGCGACGGTTTCTCCTTCACGCGTAATACAATCTCGAGCCTGGGCACGACGGCGGCCACCACTGCGCTCAAGCTTAGTTCTGCAACTGATCGTGTAACTATTGCAGATAACTTTGGTAACTGGGCGGTGCTGGACAACACGGCGGCGATGCTAGCCGGCGGTGCGAACAACATTACTAACTTGATGTTTGCGCGTAATGTGCTGAATCGTCCGAACACCAGTTCCACCGGCGGCTCGTTCATCAGTTCCTCCTCCACCGCTTGCACCGGCCATTGCTACGACAACTATATGTATCAACTCGATGCTACCGCCGGTATCTGGATTGCGACCGGCACGAAGCTTGCGTTTAGCAATAACTTCAGTCCCATCACCGGCGCTGCCGATAAGTCCGGGCTGATCAATCCCGCCGCTGTCTAACCTTAGGGGGGTTCGCCCCCCGTTTTTGGAGCTATCATGCGGCCATTTATTGTAAGCTACACCCCGCTCGCGGCGGCGACAACCTACTTTGCGACAGGACTGACTGGCGCGACTGGCGTAATTGCTACGCCAGCAGTGTCAGACGGACTGGCGCATTTCGTCACACTCGCCTCGGCGGCAAATCTTTCCGGCATCACGATGACTTTAACAGGTCTCGATGCAGACGGTCAGGCGCAGACTGAGGCTATCGTCGGCCCGAATATTACGACTGTAACGGGTGTTAAGTATTTCAGTCGTGTCAACACTATCACATTCGGCGCTACCCTTGGCGCGAATACTATGGATGTGGGGATTTCGGCTGTCGCAATATCTCAGACCTTGCCCATTAACTATCTACAATCTTCATTCAGCTCAACGCAGATGGTGGCAATCACAGGGACTATTAACTACACCGTGCAATACACCGAGGCGGCGATCTACGATGCTGCCCCTTCCACACTCACCTGGTTCAGTCACGCTACACTTGCCAGTAAGACGGCTTCTGCTGACGGTTCAATTACCTCCCCTTTCCGCGCCCTTCGCCTCCTCATCAATTCCGTGACGGCAAGTGCGACCATTTC